AAGAGACAGCGGGAGATGGCACCGGTGTTGTAGTGGAACGAGACCAGCGCGTCGAACTCATGCTGCGCCAGCGGAACCTTGACGGCCGCGTTGACGCCGTTCTCGTATTTCACGATGTCCGTGCGCAGCAGGTCGAGCGCCTGCTTGAGCGTCAGCGTGCCGGTGAAGGTAGCGGGATTGATCCCGCCGGCCGCCGCGGTATGACCGACGCCGATGGTCCAGACGCCGACCGAGTCCTTGTAGCGGGACGTGACAATGCCTTCGTGGCCGATCAGGGCAATCAGTCCTGCGGTGCTCATTTTCATGGGGGTTTCCTTTTAAAGAATCGGCT